AAACTAAGCTCAATCCACCCAATGGCCCTCTTATTAGCGTCTGTATCGTTGAAAATGATGCCGTAAGCGCCGTTACTAAAACCACTCGCGTTTTGAGGAATTGTAACGTCTGCTGCTCGCAGCATCGGTACATTGGACACATTAGTCCATGTAACAGAAGCAAGTGTAATAGGGCCTGTGTACCCGCCACCAGTGCTCACCTCGCTGGTGGCAAAGTTGGTTGTGCCTGATCCGCCCCAGTGGGGGTCAGCCGTGTTAAGTGCAGGCACTGTAGCCGTGGTAACAATCCCCAGCTTGAGCGTATCCGAACTAAGATTATGAACCTTCTTCCCAAGGTTCAATAGTGCTTCTGGAAACCATTTAATATCACCTGTAGCCATTGTAAATCTCCTAACTCGTTTTTAACTCAGTGCCGTCTTCCGGCGTCTCTTTCTGTGTTTCCACGTACTGTTTCTGTGTCCAACCGCTGTACTTACTGCTAACCGTCTTTCCAAACCTGATCACTGGGCCTAGCAGGCCCTTTCTGTATGCTTCTTCGTCAAACGTAGAAGGCTTGCTGTCCATCGCTACTTCAACGTGGGCAGGTGTATCTGGCCGTTCCACCAGTATACGATAATAAGCCAGGCTACCGCGAGTATGGCAAAAATAGATTTCTCACCCAATTTGGCCAATAAACTTTGCCAGAACTCTTTACAAAGCTTGGCTCGCTCTCTTGCCGCTTCATGCTCCATTCTGTGCAGTGCCACGTCTCCATTCGGAAACGCTTCTGTCACCATTACTCTCAACTCATTTTGAAACTTCTCTTCATCAACAATGTGTGATTTAAGCTCTGGCTGCAGTGATGCCAGTTCTTCCAACTTGCTGTGCATCTCCCCAAGTTGAACTAAGATCGTATTCAATACCGCCAGGTGCGGGTCGTCATGTCTGCGGTCTGAGTCTTGAGCCAAGGTGGTTCTCCAGTTCGTGTTTTTATTTGAGTAGGCCACTGAGTAATATATGAAACTCTTAACTTACATTATAGCGTGAAACTATCAGGGTGTCCTGCAAAGATGCGGAAACCTATCTTAGCCTGATGTCAACACACTAAGTTACTGTTTTGGCCCCCCATCCGAGGGTAAATTCCCGAATCTCCGTGGATGAAAAAGGTTGAGGCCCTGTGGCCGTTATGACATAAGCCTTGTCATCGGAATTACTCCGGTCCTGGTAGCTCCCTCCGTAACCCCCATAAATTCGCTTACTGTCAGGCCCGTGAGATACGACTTCTGCCCACGCTTCAACCTTATTCCCCACAGCCCTAAGCAACTGCATATCAGTCGCCTTGTAGTATACAGTATTGTCATTTAGCCCAAGTATCGGTGTCTCCACATGACCGATGTAATATTTATTAAAGTGGGGCTGACTCATGCCCTTATACGCATTAACAAGTTCACCAACCGGCAGCATAATTGGATACTCGATGTTTATACCCCCTGCCGCACTATATACAGTCTTGCACGAACACATAACCGGGTGCTTCCTCCCTGACGTAAAGGTATATTTACGTGTTTTAGTGGCAATTGGTGTAGCTGTATTTGACTTGTGCGCCAGTGTGGACACGTGATCAATTGTCACAGTCAGACCAGATACGACAGTACCGGCGGCTAGGGCAGTCTGATCTGTTACACCAACATAAACAGCTAATGATGTGGTAACTTCTTTGGACTGCACATTGTCACCGTGTATCTCCCCCATAAACTGATAATCCGTACTCCCAGATGGTGCCCACTGAGGGGTATATCCGAATGCACTCCAGTCACCATCGTCGTGATAAATCCAGTAAACAGGAACAGCATATACATTGGCTGAAATAAGAGACTGCCCGTTACACCCTGCAAAACCCTCTACATAGACACGTGCCGCACTTGATCCAGCCGGGTATTTGCCAGTAACTTCAACTGTTATAGTGTGAGTGCCAGCATCAAGGTCAGCAGCAAGGCAGATGCAGTCGTTAAACGACGCCGGCCCATAGGTGGAGATGTACCTTTTACCAACATCAGACCACCTACAATTACCAGAATCATAATCTGCTAGAGTGAATGTGGGCAGCCTATTAGCTCTTGTATAGTCACCATCAATCGCAACTATAGCATTGCCACCATTAGATGTGTTATACACACGGATAGCTGCAACAGTCCCAGTAATTGATCCAGAGATCGTATCACCTGCAGTTACAGAGTATAGTGCCCCGGTTGAATTGAAAGTCCCAGCAGCAGGGTTTGCAGGGCTGTTAGTCCATGTTCCGACTTTAGTAAGTGCCCCATGCCAAGTAAACAAGCCGGGTTTAAATAGACCCATATCAGTTATAGACATCGCAGTATGGGCTTTTGCCTTGGTGCCAAGGTGTACACCAAAGTAGAAACCGTCAGAACCTGTAGGCACGTAGACTTCTCTTTGGCCCAACAACAAATGCCCTGACTGTGTGGTTGGGTGCGTAAAGAGGTAACAAGTCACTGTGGATGCCTGGTCTGGGCTAACTAGAGCCTTAGACATCTCACTTAAAATGTTGTCAGATGTGACAATTACGACTTGTCGCCCCTTGTCTTCAAATCCAAGGCCCCCGTCTTTGTCTGTCTCAACCAAAAGCTGTGGTGTTCCTTTTACCAGAGCCATAACGCCCTCCTTATTTACTTGTAATCAGACAAGGTTGCATACCATGCCCACTTTCCCTTTATGCCTTCTTATTCTGCCCCCTACCCGTCGTCGGCGTCGTCGGCTTCAGTTTCTGATTTAATGTCGATCCACTGTTACTAGGTTGTGCAACTGCTGTATCAGCAGTTGTATTTCCCTTGAACATCGTACCTGACAAGGGTTTCATGCCAATCGGGGCTAATCTACCTGTCAATTGCAGGCACGCTTCATCATCTGAAATCATGCCCAAGCTCAACTGCTCCAGCACAATCATTTGCTTTGTCTGTTTAAAGGCTAATAGTTCGCTATCAGGTCTCAAATCGATTGATGCAAACTTAAAATCAACGACCACGTCGAAGCCAAACAAGCGTGCAGCTAAAGTGAATGCACGGCTCCAGAATTCTTCCACAGGGGCTTTTACCGCCCCTGCACAAGACTTCATGAACAGCATGATTTCACTGGATGCAATATTAGTGCTGCCAGAAGCAAAGCCCAGAACAGTACCGTTTGTCTTACTTCCTGTGCTAAGTCTTGCGTTCGCCATGTCCTGCAGCACTTCGTACTCAGCGGAAAGCCCCGCATTACTGGCATTCTCTACTTCAAACTCCAATGAATCCAGATATACAAGGGCGTCTTCTGGGGCTAGAGAGTTGATTTTCTGCTCGATAGCAGCCGTGATAACGTTTAACTCTGCGTTCGCTTTGTCGTTATCCACTTGTGCTTCAGGGCTAAGAAACTTTCTTACTCTTTCCTCATCGATCTTGATCTTCTGCCTTGGGTGGATGACCTTGCCGACGATCCTTGTAATGTCGTTCGAGAACTGCTCAGAATAGATCACCGGCTTAATTGCGCTCTCAATCGGACTGGACGAATACGGTTCCAACAAGTCTTGGTCCAGAGACACATAGATAAAGGTTGGGTAATCGAGATTGATTTTTTCATTGCCCACGTATTGCCACGGGACAAGGGTTTTGTCAGAGTCAGCGACAAATTTAATCTGTGTCGTGCTGATGGGTTGTATCCGTTTCGGGAGCCTATCTTTGCCCAGTACTACTTCTCCAGCGCAACTACCGTACTGGATAATCTCCCTTGCTAATGACTCCGACGTGGCCCTGATTGACTGTGGGCCTGTAAAACCGTCTGTCGCATAGTCTGGAAGTAGGTCAAATCGAGTGGCCAACTGCTGTACTAGCAAGGTGGCTTCTCGATTAAACGTGTTGTCTGGGTTTTTAGCGACCGCTGTCCACTCTTGAGGGATACCCAACCTGGCATAAGCCCATACGGCAGCAGACAAATCCGGCGACGAAGCCACAAAGCTGCGGATAATCTCGTTTGTGGTCCCGCCATAGCGCAGGCTGGTAGTATCTGTGCTGGCCAGTCTGCGATCTGTTTGGGGTAAAACAGACGTAGATGGGGTTGTCGTCCTCAAGTAACTTGGATACGACAAAGAGCCTGGTTTCACTTTTGGGGGTGCTACCGCAGGGAGTTGTGCCGCACTGAGAAATTCTACGACTTGACTGACATCATCAAACATTGACCACACCTGACAGGTTGTATATTTTCTGCATTGTACCCGTCAAGTGTGGTCAAAACAATCAGTCAAGGTGTATTAACCACACATGAGCCACTGACTGCAAGGTGGCCCGATGGTTTCCATACCCCGACCGTCAAGTCTTATTCTATATTACTTACATACTCCGTATTATACTGGACACAGGTTTCCTCTCTGTAATCTTGAAAGACCCTATTAAGTTAAGGCTTCCTCCACCTTCACCAATCGTCTGGCCTATAATGAACTTTGCCAGGTACGCATAGCTCAATGCAAACCAAAAGTGGTCGTTCCCTTCTTCAGACTTCAACCACCTAAACTCAAGGTTTTGGGTCTTCATGTTCCAGTCTTTCACCCTTCGCATGTCTGTACAATGAGTTACAAACTCTTCATCGAGTTCTTGATTAGACTGCAGCATTGAAAAGTCCCCCGACCTTACATAACTCATGAGAGAGTCAAAGGTTCTGTCCCTCGACACATTTAACTGCCTCTGTTGCTGCTCGCCTGTATTACCATCGTCTTCTTTCTTATGGATAGTGTAGAGTGTAGTGCCCTTGGATTGTGTGTACACGCAAGCCCACAGGTTCCTGTCTATCGCTTGCAAGCCCATCACCATGTCCGTATAGGGCAGTGAGTCTATTACGGCTGTTCTGACTCTGAACTTAGCCCGTAACTCTTTATAGCGATCTTTCAGCCTGTTTAATGGGACTGCTTCCTTGTGCACGACTTGCATTGATCCGTCGTAAGAGCAATTAGCTACGACTATGTGACATGTTTTGCCAAGGTCTACTCCCATTACAGCGTATCGCGCCCCTTCAAGAAGGTTTGGTATGATTGTGCCTCTGATTTCATCAGGCGCCAACACACTTTCCTTAGAAAAGAAGGGCAAACCTAAGTTAAAATTCACAAACTCTGCTATATTTGTATAGACTGTCGATGATTCTACAAGGTCGCCGGGCGTGATTATTGTAGGAGAGTCAAAGGGGCTTACCTGGAACCCCTCCGCCACATGGTTCTCTTCAGGGTTTTCACACACCCACTCCCTGTATTTTACGTCAAGGTCGGGTACTAACTTGCACTTCGGGCACTCCACATAGGCTTCTCTATATTTTAACTTATGCAGGGTGCTCTTTGTAATGCTCATCAACTCACCAGTAAAGCCTGGAATCCTGACGTGGTCATAATAATGTGGTATAAATCGGTGGTTGCAATGACTGCATTTTACTAAATTGAAGTGTCTTCTCGACCTGCTAAATTCATAGTCAATGCCCTTACCAGGAAGCGTCGGCGTCGATAACTTCATTTTCATCTTATACGGCGACGCCGTCAAACGAGAATGGTATTGGCTGACTACAAGGCCGTCGCTAAAGTCAAGTTCATCGTGAACTAGCAGGTCTGCTGGGATACTGATAGGTGCGTTACTTGATGCTGCACCCCTTATGTACAGGAAGGAGTTATTACTGAATTCCTTAACGTCGACGTTGTCTGAACCGGCCAG